GGTGCGTGCCGGCGGGCACCGGAAAGTTCTCGATCTGCGCGGTGATTGCGACCATCTTTTCGGCGCGCTGCTCGATATTGCTTTCCACGGTGTCTTTCGTGGCTTTGCCGCGAATTGCCGCGTAGGTTTTGGCGTTCGCGGCGGTGTCGATCTTGTGCTGCGCGCGCATCGATTCCTTGGTGCCAGGGCTGCGCACTTCGATGCGCACCGGCCTGCCGTTGAACATCAGCGGGCCGTCGCCCTTCTTGTTTTCCACTTCGAGCCATGCGGTGTCGGTCGCTTCGAAGTCGGATACGTTGAATACTGCGGTGATTTGGTCGGTCATGATATTTCCTTTTCGCGGATTGGAATTGCCCGTGACGATCCAGCGCGCCCGCGAAAGGCGACACTAGATCGTTCGGTGCTAGGGATGGCTTGCGCCAAAAGAGATGCCCGGCGAACCGGGCGGGGATTACACGGCTGCGACGATGGTCGGCCTGCGGCAGATCGCAAGATCGACGCCGCGTTTCTGCACGTCACCTGCAGCGCCATCGACGTACTCAGCCTTCGAGACGAGCACGTCCAGGTAGTGGATGGCGCCACTCGGGTACGTGAGCTTTGCCGAGTAGCGGGCGGTCGATTCGACGGCAGCGTCGATGATGACTTGCCCGGCATTCGACGGGACGGAGCCTAGCGTCAGCGACTTGGTCCCGTAGTTCTTATTGCCTTTGACCTTCGCCACTTCGCCAGTGCTGACGGGCGTGAACTCGGCGATGCCAGCCGTCACGCCGTGAGTGCCGAAGTTTTCGATCTCGCCGATCAGGGTGTAGGTGATCGTGGTCGCGCCGTAGCCGGCAGCGTCATACGTGGCAGGAAGTCCTGCGGAGATTGCCAGCGTTGTGCCGGTCATGCTCTGAACGGTGGTTGGAGCGGTCATAATTTGCCTCTTTCATAAAAACCCGCTCGCGGGATGCGATACGGGCGGGTTGGAAATCTGTGGACGAAAAAAAGACCGCACGGGGCGGCCTCAGTTGATTGGTTTGTGCTGCGCTATTCGATGAACATCACCATGAAATCGGTCGAGCCCATGAATATCCCTGCCGCGTCATCGCGGAAATCAGGCCCGTCGCTTTCGTTTGCGATGCTGTCCACGTTGACGCCGTTGATAGTTCCGCGCGTCTCGGGCAGTGCGTCGCGCACGAGCTTGAGAGTCGATTTCTGCGCCGGGTAAGTCGATGCCATAACCGTGACTTGAACGCGGGAGGTGCAGAACTTGACCAGTGATCCAGCGACGATGCGACGGCGATTCGTTGATACGTGCGTCACGGCGATGGCCGGCAGCGCAGTGCCTTGCGGCACAATCCCGGCGTAGATACGCGCAGCGGGAACGACAGCGATCATGGCGGCGTTATTAGCCAGAAGGTAGCGGACCGCCTTAACGTCAGACATTGCGAGCCTTGCGCTTCGGTGCTGAGATGCGCTCGTATGCCAGCCATGTGCCATCGACATGCTCGATGTTCGCGCCGCCTGCTCTCAACTCGGCCAGAGTTTCGGTCACTTGCATGTCTGCGCGCCCGTTGTCATCGTGGAAAACGATGACGCCGCCCGGCTGGACGATTGCCTTGGCGAGCGCGTAGTCATTCAGCACGCCGTCACGCGAGTGGTCGCCGTCGATGAAAACCGCGTCGCATTGCGGCAGATCGGCAGGCAGTAGGTCGAACGTGCCGCGCGGGCGCGTTACAAGATGAAAGCGCGGGTCGTCGGCAGCGAGCACGCCAGGATGCACAGGGACCTCGTTGCGCTGCGCTGTGAGCGTCGTTTGATGGCCTTGCTCAGCGTCCACGCCGATATAGCTCGTGATGCTCGGCACGGCGCGCAGGATGGCGGCAGCGGTGCGCCCGGCATTGCAGCCGAATTCAGCCACCGTCAGCGGGTTGATTGATGCAATAAGATCGATCAGGGCGGCTGTATCGTCGGGATTCGTGTAATCGGGCAGCGCATCGAGCACGGCGGCCGGCTTCGGATCACCTTCGACCTCGACACCCTTTGCGCGAAGTTCTGCGCACAGTGCGGCAAGGCCTTTGGTCAGGCCGGGGTACTTGTCCCAATCGCTGTCTGCGGCGCCGTAGAAGTGCGCGAATGGCTCAGGATCAAAGCCGATCAGCACGATCTTGGCAGCGCCGCACATCGCGGCCAGCCGGATAGCGGCAAGCCCGTTGTTGCGCACTTCGATCTGATGTCCGGGGCCGAGCGTCGCGCGCTCATGTGGGATGTTCGCGTACATCGCGTCCAGATCGCACTCGACGCCGCAAACGCGGATACCGGCAAAGCCTTCCGATTCGGCCCAAAAGCCAAAGTTTGGCGGGCCGTCCAGCGCGAGAACTAAGTCAGCGTCGGGCGCGAGGCGGAAGGCGCGGCGAACGGCGATGCGTGGCAGATGCTTGACGCTGTCGGCTACCTCTTGCGTCAGGCTCGGCCCGGATGCGAGCACGGCGACGGTTGCGCCTTGCCATGCCGGTGCTTTAAATGGAGTGGTCATAGTGTCCTTATTCCTCTGCTATTTCGATACCGGAGGCGTTCAAGCCCTCTTTCGTGAGTCTGGCGCGGATCGCCTCGCCCACGGCGATCAGGGCTTGCTGCGCCTTGCCATCGAGCGCGGGCCGCATAAATGCTTTTGGCTTAAAGCCAGGGTGATTGATGGAGCGATAGACGCCGCCAGCGAAGGCCAATGCGCCATTGTTTTTCCCGGCAATGACGTGCGCAGCCGCACCTGTGAACTCAATCCAGTGCGCGATATAGCCGTGCTCGCCCTTGGCCTTAACGCTGGCCGTTACGGTGCCGCGCTTGACGCTAGTCGATACGCGCAGCCCCTTGGAGAGAATGCCGGTATCGACGTTGCCATGCGATGCAAGCTGCTGCTGCGCCTCGGCTTTGACGACATTGGCGCCCGCGCGCAAAGCCTGACGAAGCACGTTCTTCTCTAATTTCAGCGGTAGCGATTGAAGCATCGCGTTCAACTCGCGCAATCCGGTTACTGATGACATTACGCCCCCGCCGTCGAGTATAGTTCGACCATGATTTCGATACCGGCCTTGCGGCCAATTTCAGCCGGACCTGCGACGATCTGATACGTGCGATCGGTCACGCCATGCCGCACAATGCGCATGTCGGACGTGATGCCAGCCCGGTATCCGATGCGTACGCGCGCCGGCTGCGATGCAATCCGAATACCGTTTGCGGTCGATTCCGATTTGCTCGGCAGCGAGTCCAGGAACTCGGCGGCGATGCGCGAGGCGACGACAACCCACGGCCCGGGCTCTTGACCGTAGTCGCCGGCTGCTACTGTGCTCGGGCGCTCAATGGTGATGCGCGAATATTTTTTGCCGGCGTCCATCAGAACCCTATTACTTTGTGTGGGAAAAGTATCTTTGTCGCTCCCATAGGGATCTCATACGATTGAAAGTCGCCCGCCTGCTCGCGCCTGTTGTACCAATGGCCGATGAGTAGCAGCATGGCCAGACGCATGGCGGTCCATGTCGAATCATCAGCGCCGCCGATGAAGTGCGTGCCAGTGCCGGCCCCGGTGATGTCGATTGCTGCTCCGCCCGATGTGGCGGAAAGCTGCATCGTGTTGCCAGAGACGCCGATTGCGTAGTAGTCGGTGCGTACAGCCAATCCAGCAGGCAGCGCGCCGCCCGTATTGATTCCTCGCACCACGTCGCCGGTCGCAAACGGATGGCCGGCAGCGGTCAGGATATTGGTCGTCGCATCAACAGTGAACGGCGTTGCGTAGCCGGCCACGAAATCGACCGTCACGGCGGCGGGGTGCTCGTATGTGCTCGGCCACGTAGCGGCGTATGCGCGCGTGACGATGCCGGGCAGTTCTGCCAAGTCGGTCACATAGTCGGCAGCGGCGAGCGTTTGCGATGCGCCAGCCGTGTCGAGATACGTGATCGCCGATACCTTGCGCAGCGGCGCGCGTAGGTCGATCCGATCAGGCCAGTCGGGGAACGTCGAGCGTAAGCCCTGCGTAACCATGATGCGATTCGTTGCGGACTCAACGTGTGCGCGGGCGACCGGGATCAAGGCGGAAATCAGCGCGTCCTCGTCGGTAAGGTCGGCATCGCAGCGAACGTGCAATTTCGCCTCTATCAAACTAACCGGCTCCGCCCCTGGCCCTGTTCGCGTCATGACATTACCAATCACGATAAGCCCACTTTCTTAGATTAATGTCGCAAATTACCTGTCTTGAGCATTGAAATGCCCCTGCAATTTCACTGTATGAAAGGTTCGCCCCAATGAGATTTCGTATTGAATTGGCCTGATCTGGCGTGAATCGCCGCTGCACATCGCCTATTTGCTTGCGCCGCTCATCGGAGTATTTTTTACCTTTATGTGCGGCGCCGATTTTCGCGCAATGCTCTTCCGTTAGGCTTACTCCGGCGCGCTTTAGCGACATCGCCAACCGTGATTTATCGCTATGCACATGCCCGGCGAATGGAGCCCTGCCCCTTGATTTTGCCGCGATCTTTGCCTTTGTTTCATCGGAATGCTTAAGGCCAAGTGCATGCTTATTCCCAACCAGCCGAATAGACACCTTAGCGCACGTTTCGGCAGAATGCTTCACCCCTAACGGGCTGCCGGCAGTTGGCGAGATGTTATAGCCTCGTGCGACGGAATCCATTTCATCAATCCAAGCCTGCTCGCGTGCGACAAGATCGCGCGCCTCGGGCACAACTTCGATGATGGAGAAACTAAAGGCGGATTCACCGTATTTATTCCAGGCGTTTTGCAACTTGCCGGAGTGATGCTTGTTCAGTGCCAGGCTACTTCTGTGCGAATTAAATCTACGCTTAAAGTTGACGGCGCTGCCAACATATGCCTTGCCACTAGCAATATGGGCGATCACGTAGATCCCGCCCCGCATAAGGTCGCCATTTGACACTGGCTCAGCGCCGGGGCTTGTGCGCACAATCACGTTACCGATCATTATTTCGCCTTGCGGTTAT